GTAAGTATATCCTTTTTGCGAATCAAATAGAACTTGACGAACTGCTGCGGCAGCACGAGCATCCATTTTAATTGTTACTTCTTTTTCTTTAGTCATAGGTCTCCCTCTTTACGATTTTCAGAACGATCAATACTGAAAGCACCTTCAGGATAACGAGCACTCAGTTTCTCAAAGTTCATTTGGATTACTTCTTCAAGAGAAATATCAAGACCCAAACACGCTTGAGAAACATACCACATAATGTCTCCAAGTTCACGCTTCAGGTGAAATAGATTTTCTTCGTTTACTGGTTTACCTTGAAAAACAATCTTCTTCACAATCTCGGTAAACTCACCTGCCTCAGCAGACATTCCTACAGCAGCAGTAAGCAGTCGCTCGGTAGGAAATCCTTGGATTTTGAGATCATTAAGACGATCGGCAAACTCAGGAAATTCTTTGCTTGGTTTTGATGTGGTTGTATTGACGAACTCAACATACTTATTAAGATCAATAGTCATATTAGAATTTAAATCCCTCAAATGATTTTTTAGGTTTCTTTTCTTCATAATCATACTCTTCATCCTTTCCATTGTCAAGGATATCATTCTGAGCAGATTGTTCGCAGTCATAGAGACGCATCTTTGCGCGATCAATACCAATCACGAAACGCTTATGAATGGTAGGATCATTATATCGGTTCTTAAGTTGTTTTACAAGAATCTGTCCGAGACCTTCAAGTTCCTCCGTTGAAATCAGAGCAAACATCAAGTCAGCAGTCGCAGGAAGACCAAAAGATTCTGAAGTATCGGTTAGTTCCACATCAGAAGAACCATAACCAGAACGAGTGGTCTGTGTAGCACTGACGATTGGAACACTAAACTCCACAGCAAGACCACGGAGTTCCTCTGCGATTGCTTTAACAAAGGTATAAGAGTTGATATTACTATTACCCTTATATCGCGAAGAAGCACAGATATTCAAGTAGTCAATAAAGATAATATCAGGTTTGAATGATTTCTTGAGAGCAAGTTCATTCAGAAGAGACTTAAAGTGCCCAGAGTGTGCTGAAGCAGTTGGATACTCTTTAATAATCAGAGTGCCTTGAGTCTTCTTAGCAAGATTCGTGACCTTATTCTCAAACATTTGCTTGGGAAGGTCTACGATATCTTGAATAGCAACATTCAGGAGGTTTGCATCAATTCTTTCAGCAATGCGTTCTTCTGCCATTTCCAGCGTAATGTACAGAACGTTCCGTCCCTGGAGCAAGACGGAGCTAGCCACATGGCACATGAATAGAGATTTCCCGACACCCGTACCAGCAAGAGCGATGTTAAGAGTTTTGTTAGGGAGACCACCTTTCGTGATTTTGTTAAAGTATTCAAGATCAAATTCAATTTTATCCTCCTTTTTGTGATAAGACTCGTATCGTTGTTCATAGTCTTGAAGATAATCATGCCCAACGTGATTATCAAAACTTACAGCAAGAGCATCAGAAAGAATAGAAGGAATGCTATCGCGATTCTTCTTCTCATCATTTCCATCAGCAATATGAATAGACTCCATAAGTGCCAAGTAAATGGCACGATCACGACACCACTTTTCGGTCGTATTAATCAACCAACCAGATTCTACAGGAACATCATCGAAACAAGAGATAAGTTGAACAATCTCCTTGAATGTCTGTTCGTTAATATCGTTCCTCTTTTCAATTTCAATACAGAGGACTTCTTTAGTTGCTGGTTGATTATATTCTTGAACAAAAGAAAGTATTTCTTCAAATACAATCTTTTGATTATAATCTTCAAAATATTCTGGTTTTAGAAATGGAATTACTTTTCTTACATATGATTCATTATACAAAAGGTTTCTAAGAATTAGAAACTCAACTTTCTCCATAACTAAATTCCTTACGTGCGATTTCGTCCAATTGTTGCATTACTTCTTCAGTGAAGTATTCTTCAGGTTCTTTTAGAATCTGCTTAGCATAGATTTTTTTCCCATCAATCTCATAACGACCTGCGACATTCTTCCACAGACCACCAATCTCACCGAGTTCAAGTAGTCCGTAATATCGATCCAGACCGCGTTCATCATAAAACAGACGAATTTCCACATCTTTATTTTCCTTACTCAAACGCGACTTAGCAGTCTTAGCTTTGATAATATTGCCAACCACTTCTGTTCCATCCTTTTCTTTCTTTTTGCTGAGATAGATGATCGTGCTTGCTGCGTATTTGAGTCCAGAACCTCCGCCCATTTCTTTCGTTGGTACATAAGCTCCGATGACATCGTATGTGTGATTTGTGACAAGAAGTGGAACATTCGCTTGACCTAGTTTGAGTGTGAGCATTCGGAAGGCACCTTTCACAAGTTGCGATTTAGTCATATCACGAACTTGCTTGTCGTTTAGTGCATCAGTAATTTCTTTCTCAGTGGAAAGCATCCCCAAAGAGTCTAGCACAAACATGCAAGGTTTGCGTTCTTCTATAGGTTTTTTTAAGTAAAGATCTACCGCCTTGAGTGCTTTACTACGAAATTCTTCAATTGTAACAACATTAACAACAACAAGACGAGAAGTATCGATTCCACGAGATTCTACAAGTGACTTGGTAATAGCAGCTTCAGTATCAAAATAGAGACAATAACCATCGGGATTGGTATCAAGAAAATTCTTAACAACGGCGAGGCTGAAGAAAGTTTTTCCAGTACTAGACTCTCCAGCAATAGCAGTAATCTTGTTGCCAGATACACCGCCAAATATGCTACCTGAAACCAGTGCATTAAAAATGTACGAACCTGTGTCAACATACTTTTCAGTTTCATCAATATCCGAAGCAAGTTGCGTATACTCACCACCAATTTCTTTTACAATATCTTTAAGGAAATCCATTAGGCAAAAAATGATTCAAGGTTTGCAGTTTTTTCTATATTCCATCCAACAGCATCAAGGATAATGCGGAGAGGTTCTAGAAATGCTTTCTCAAATTGTAATTCATAATCAATGTATTTGTCAAGTTTCAATTCTTTAGGAAAATCTTGAATGAATGAAATGACGTTCTCATAAATGATATTAGGTTTTTTCAAATAAACATACTTAATTTTTTCTCCGTTTTGAATCAATGAATATTTGCCAGTCAACTTATGTTTCTTTACATAATGATTGAACAGAAGTGCTCCACGAACGTGAATGGGAGTTCCTTTAATATAAATGTCTGATGATGAGGTATATTTGCGCACATCAGAAGCAGACCGAGGAAATGCAATTTCTTCAGGGGGAAGAGTTTTAAACTTAGTTCTACAAGTATCAATGAAGTTAATAACATCGTCTTCAGTTCCACTCATCATGATTTTAAAAGTTTCTTTTAACATCTTACGACAAGGTGCTGGTGTGGATGATTTAATTGCCTCAATACCCTTAATCTTAAGTTTAGGTTCATCATAACGAACACCTTCACTATCCCATACACTTAGAATATATCGCTTCTTTGCGGTCCAAATACCACGCTCAGCAATACACTCACGCTTCATAATCATCTTTTGATCATAAGCGTTCACATACTCCGCCAATTTTTCATAAGAACCTTCAATATACTTTTCAAGTTCCATTTGACAGACCTTATCAAGGAACGAAACAATGCCTTCAGTAGTTTTTTCTCTTCCTTTGAATACAGTTTCAACCAAAGGACCCATATTAACGTAAAGAGAATCAGTATCAGAAGCAATAACATAATCAACGTCCTCTGTCTTAAGAATCTTGTTTAGATAAGAATTCATAGAATTCATAATCCATTGAATAGACACCTGACCCGAAAGAGTAATTGCCTCAGCATTTGCTAGTTTAAAATAACGAAAATACTGATTGCCAATAGCACCATAAGCTGAGTTAAGTTGAATCTTACGTGCCATCTGGATATTGTTACAGCGGGCAATTTCCTTCTCCAGTTCCTTTGTCTTTTTCTTCTCATATTCCTGCTCGGCAGCAAGCATCTTCTTCTTAAAGATTACACGTTCATTGTAAATCTTTTCCATCAATTCAGGAAGAAATCCACGAACATCTTTACGGTACATCGCACCATTGGCACATACCGCATAGTCTTTATACATCTCAAAGGTTAATTGTTTATTGAGAATTTTGTCTACATTTACTGTAGGATGTTTATCTTCAAGTAGAGTTTCTGGACTAATGTTGTATTGCATAATCAAGTGTGGATATAGTGAGTTCAAGTCAAAACTCACAACCCAATCATACACACCAGGAATTGGTTCCTTTACATAGGCACCAGCATACTTCTCTTCCTTTTCAGATCGAACTTTTGGAGGAATAACAATATCTCTCTTTTTAAGATAGTTGTAGATAATAGTATCCCACATTCTAACTTGAGAGAACACATCAGCATAATTAACCTTAGCGTCATATGCCATGGTCAGAGCAAGTTCAATCAGTTTCATCTTGTCTTCCATTCGGTCAACAAGTTCTACGTCAACAATGTTGTACTCCACAAACTTCTGCCATCCTTTGGTGTAGAAGTCTTTGAAGGTATCAAACTCGGAGTGATCTAATTTCTTTTGTCCAAGTTCGACCTCAGCAATATAATCTAGACGATAAGACTCTTGTGCTTTGTAAGTAAACTTTTTATAGAGATTCAGATAATCGAGTTGAGTAACTCCTCCAATATCATATGAAGTATGTTTTCTTCCTGAAATATAAATCTCACTTTCAGTTACTAATCCCCAGGGAGACATTCTCTTCATCAACTTTTCACCAATAACTCGGTCAAGACGACGAACGAGATATGGAATATCATAAAGTTCAATGTTCCACCCAGTAACAACTTCTGGGGTATTTTCCTCAATCATCCACCAATTAATAAAGTTGGTTAGAAGATCATACTCTGATGAGAATGAGCGATACTCAACATTTTGTTGTTTATTCTGAAATGGGCCCATTCCCCAAGTACGAATTTTTTTGGAAGAATAATCTTGAATTGTTATG